CTTCATAGTTGGAGTCGTCGACTTAATAGCTGGAGTCGTCTTGTTTATAGTTGGAGTCGTCTTGTTTAACATTCTTCAGGATAGAATCTAATCAAGCTCGGCCATCTAGCGACTACCGTAGCTAGCCACAAATGGACCCCGGAGTGCGCCGTGGCATTGACTGGCCGCGAGTTGTTCATTTTGGAGGATAACGACGAAAGTGGCCACGAGATTGCGGCCAAAGCCTACAAGGAACTGTCAAAGGTCGCTAAGAGCGCTCGCATAATAACCGCGGCCCATTTGTGGAAGTTTCTTCCGGCGACACCGGACCCTCTCCCGCGTCGAAAGCCGGGCGAGCCGCAAATTCGGCCGGTGGACCCCAACAAGCCTCCTTCCGGGTGCGACATCAGCGATTGGCTCGCATGTAAGGGCAATCCTAAGCAACTGGTCGAGATATGTCGCGAGGTCCTAGCGGAAGGCGTAATCAATTTCACGCCGCATAATTTTCCGGATGAAAAAAGCCTTCCACCGTATGAGTGGCTTTATGGGCGACATCTCCTGCGGGGAGAGGTTTCAATGACTTGCGCCTCGGGAGGAACGGGCAAGAGCGCTCTATCAATAGTCGAAGCTCTCGCCCAAACGAGCGGCAGAGACTTGCTCGGAATTAACGTGCCTAAGCCTATCCGAGTGGGTCTGATAAATTTGGAAGATGATCGCAATACCATGAACAAGCGGGTTGCCGCAGTGATGAAGCATTTTAAGCTTAAGCCGAGCGATATAGATGGACGGCTGTTCATGTTAGGTAAGGAGGAGGTCGCTGTGAGGATTGCAAAGTCAGAACACTTTGCGGTGCAGATTGTCGAGCTTCAGGTTCAAGGTCTCATTAACATAATCCGTGAACTTAAAATTGATATCCTTAGTATTGACCCCTTTGTATTGACCCATGGCGTAAACGAGAACGACAACAGCGCTATTCGGGATGTGGTCAAGGCTTATGACCGCGTGGCGTTCGAAGCTCGGTGTTCGGTTCATCTCTGGCATCACAATCGCAAAGCTAATGGCGCTGAGACATCGACTGATTCAGTGCGCGGAGCTTCGTCGTTCGTTGATGCGTGCCGGTCGGTGCGAATGTTGGAAAGGATGTCTGCTGAGGAGGCAGTCGAACATGATATTAAAGTACCCAATGAGCATTTTCGGGAGTTTTCCGGTAAGCGAAACTTTGCGCCGCCAGAGGGCGAAGGGTTTTGGTACAAGACCGAAAGTGTTGAGCTCGATAATGGTGGTCCTTTGTTCGGAGATGGGATTGTTGTTGTGACCCCATGGATACATCCGAATAAGAATGCTTCGAATGATCTGTCGCCTGGGACTATCAATATGATTAAGTCCGCTGTGACTGAGGGGCAATGGCGTGATAGTATCCAAGCCGCAATGTGGGTGGGTAGGGCAATAGCTCCAATCATCAAGAATGATAATAAGGCTGTCCTCAAAACCATCATAGAACGGCTTATGCGGAGCGGCGATCTCAAGCGCGTAAGAGGGAAGGACAAGAATAGTGACGACAGGTGGTTTGTTGTCGTCGGCGAGGGAGCCGGAGACGCGGAGGCGACCGCGCCAAACCCCAAGGCGAATGGGCACGACACAGGGGAGCGCGCTAACTCCGACGAACTATCCCGCACCTCGGAAGGGCGCGGGGCGATCTAAGGGGGCGGAACCGTGAGTAAGCCATTGAAAGATATGACTTCCCGCGCTTTTACGAGGTGCGGGGGCCAAGGTGCGGGAGCTAGATACGAGACGGCTTCCCGCACCACCCCCTTTTCCCCCTTTAGGGGGAAAGGGGTGCGGGAGGGCGTTCTCTGCGGGGTTTTCCAGTGCGGGATGCTCGGGTCCTTCCGCCGCTCGGGAACCGCGGGGCGCGCCGCCCCCAAAATTTCACGCTATATTAGGAAAATAGTCTGAGGGTCCCCATGTCGAAGCCGTCCCGCATCCCGCGCCGCCCAGGAACTGCCCCGCCGCGACCGGGAAATAGCTCTCCGGCGCGTCCAGCGGAGCTACCGCCAGGAGAGCTACCCCCCGTCAACGCCAACACGCTAGGCGACTGGCTAGGGATGTCCTCGAAGGGGGTCCGGAAGCTGGCGGACGGGGATACCTTCGTCCGCGCCGGTCCCAGCCTTTTCGATCTAAAGGCTTCGGTTACGAAATACGTCGGCCGGCTCCGGCTCGCCCGTCCCCGCGGTGGGGCCCGGAATTTGAACGCTGCCGCGATCGCCGAGCGCGCCCGGCTCGCGAAGGTCCAAGCCGTTAAGGTTGAGATCGCCAACAAGCTGAAGCTTGGAGCGCTGGTCGAGGCTTCGGTCGTCGAAACCGAATGGTCAGGTGTCCTGCGGACCGTCCGGGCCGGGATGCTCGCTGTCCCCTCCCGGGTCGCTGCCCGGTTGCCGCATCTCACGCCATTTGATGTTGCGGAAATCGATGCCGAGGTCCGCGCTGCGCTGACTGAAGCGGGCGAAGTCAAGTGATGGGACCACGGTATCGGTGGCAACAGGGTATGAGCGATCAGGGGCGAAATGTTCGGCATCGTAGACATAATTAATGCTGGAGAGCGAAGCCCCAGTCATCACGGACGTCGCAGCGGTCACCTGCGCCATCATCATTACCATCCGCGTGTGCGGTCCTGGCGCTTCATCGCACCCTGCGAGATCGGGTTCTCTTGGCCGAAACTGGCAGGAGTGTCGGCCGCTGTCGTACTCAACCCCCGAACCAACACCCGCCGCGGCGAGCAGGATGCAGGAGCCATAAACCGTTTGCTTGATTATCATGCAGTTTTCTCCGAATCAGTCTTTGGTTGGATTATACCATATTCAAAAAAGTCAAGAGGGATAAAATGACCTCAATTCACGAAATCCGCCGCCGCTCTATCGCATTCCTTATCCCGCCACCACGCTTGCGCCTTAGCGAATGGATCGAAGGTAATATTTGCCTCCCCGAAGGAGTGTCGGCGCTTCCCGGCGCCGTCCGCCTGTGGCCGTATCAACATGCAATCGCCGACGCGATTTCTGATCCGATGATTGAGCGGGTTACGCTCGTTAAGCCGGCGCGCCTCGGCTTCACCACATTGTTGACATCCGCCATCGGCTCCTACGTCACCAATGAACCCGCTCCCATCCTGGCGGTTCTCCCCACTGAGAGCGATTGCCGCGACTATATGGTATCGGACGTGGAGCCGATATTCGAGGCATCGCCAACGCTCGCAGGCATGCTATCCGCGGACATTGACGACGGCTTCTCGCGCAACACCCTTATGCATCGCCGCTTCCCAGGTGGCAGTCTAAAGATCGTCCCCGCGAAGGCTCCACGTAACCTGCGCCGCCATACCGCCCGCATCCTTATCGTGGACGAGGCAGACGCGATGGAGACTGGTGCGGAAGGCAATCCCATCCGGCTCGCCGAACGTCGCACCTTGAGCTTCCCTAATCGCAAGATCATCATTGGATCCACTCCGATCTTCGAAGACGTGTCACCCGTCATCCGGGCATACGAGGCTTCTGACCGCCGGGTGTACGAGGTCCCGTGCCCTACCTGCGGAGCGTTCACCGAGATTTTGTGGTCCCATATCGAGTGGGAGCCGGATCGCCCGGACACCGCCGCGTATCGGTGTCCGTCTTGTAAGGCGCTCGTGCCGGAACGCTACAAGCCGTCGATGGTCGCCGGGGGTCGGTGGCGAGGAACGCGACGGGACGTGATCGGGCACGCCGGCTTCCGTATCAATGCGCTAGTCTCGCTACTCGCCAATGCGTCTTGGGGGAAGCTCGCCGCGGAATTTCTCGCCGCGAAAGACGATCCCGCGGAATTGCAGGTTTTCGTCAATACTGTCTTGGCGCAAGGCTGGGCGGAAGCCGGCGCGGATATCGACGAAATCTCGCTCGCGTCCCGCGCCGAACCTTTCGGCCTCGACAAAATTCCGGCCGAGGTCCTAGTTATCACTGCGGGAGTGGACGTACAGTCTGCCCCGCTTTGGAGTCAAGGATCTGCCGGAGGACGTCATGCATGATCTGACCCTCTCGTGGCACCGTCTTGATGGTTGGCCAGACGTGGCGACTG